AGTTGCAATGTGATCCATCCAGTAAATGTATTGTGATTGATTATAAATTACATCTGGATAATAATTAACGCCACCTTGTGCTGTTTTAGCGTCAGAAGCTTTTGATACTGAATCATAAACTTCTAAAACTTCGCCAGCAGTACCTGTAACACCACCATCTTCATCTATAATTACAATGTGAAGTTCGTCATTTACTCCACTTCTTGTAGAAGTATATGTTGAAGTACCTGGTGCTTTATCTACTAGGTCATAATATTGCCATCTTCTTCTTACTTGTGAGCCATTTGCAACAGCTGTGTGTGTTCCGCCTGTACCTGAAGGGTGTCTTACGAAAGTTAAAGTGTTTGTTGAAACACCAGTAACTCTATATTCGTGCCCACCAGATTCGCCGAAGTTAACAATATCACCTACATTAAAATCAGTTCCTGATGTTAATACGATAGTTGTATCTCCCACTGCTGTTGAAGAGTCGTCAGTTGTTGTTTTATTTGTTTCTTCGTAAGCCGTTGCACTCGGACACGTTGAAATCTTTAAGCTATTACCCCAAGCGCCTGCTGTTCTTGCAGCCCACTCGCCAACGGATGCTGAACCATCGTTATAAGGTCCTGTACTTCCGTCACCTGTAGAGTAATGTTCTGTATTTTTTATTCGCAAAGCTGTTCCGCTTGAAACAGCGTTTACACTTGAAGTGTTTGCAACTCGTACCACTCTTAAACTTGATGAGTACTGTAGAAAACTAGCAGCACTAAAAAAGTATTCAAAGTTTGTAGAGTCAGGTTTACCAAATGTTTCTACCAATTCTTTTTCAGACGCAATAGATACTACTTCATCCATTGGGCCTTGTGAGAATTGTCCTGCAACAGCACCTATAGTAGTTGCTACTGCTGGTATAACGTTTGTTAAGTCTTTCTCTTGTACGAGAACACCTGGTGAAACTTGAAATGCCATATGTTTGTTCTCCTCTTAATATCTTATTAGCTAATAAGTATCATAAATCTCACTTATATTTATGAATAATATAATCTTTACAGGATTTCTCCCTTTCTTACTGTTATAGGTGTCCATTTCTCACCTTTATCATCTACAAATGAATCATCCTCTAATCCATCGTCCATAAATCCAAATGGTGCCATATCTTGTTCTATAGCGTGTGCTTGTTCTTCATATAATCTAGCACGTACATCTTGGTCTGTTAATTCTTTAAAATATCTTTGATTAGATAACCACGAAAATATAACTAAACACATAACCAAGTCATCATTTGTGCCTTCTTCACCTGCCCATCCAGAACCTCGTCTAACAAATGTTGACAATTCTTGTATAATTTCAAAATCAGGTACAATAATCTTATCACTTTCTATAAGTGTTTTTAAGTTTCCACAACCTATTCTTTTTACTTGTTTTGTCATACGTACTCCTAATTGAGTACCTCTTTTAGAAAAACCACCACCTAATATTTGACCTGCTCTACCTTTCATCATACACATTAATAAGTTTCCATATTCTAATTCAAATTGTAAAGCGTCAGCAACTTGATGTCCTATATCATTTACTTCTACACAAACATAAGCATTATTATATTGCCTTCCTACTTTTTCTATTGTGTGAGGAAATAACAAAGGTTTTATTTCGTTATCTCTAAATTTTGCTACTATCTTATAAGGCATTTTTGAAACATCAAATACAACAAAAGCAGAATAATCTCTTACAGTACCTCTAGCAACGTCAACTGTCATTACATAATCTTTTCCTTTTACAGGCCTTTCGTATAAATCTAATCCTGCATTTGAAACAATAGGTATATTGTGAGATAGTAATCTTATTTTTGATGGATTAATTAACGTATCAATCGAACCTACAAACTCACATTCAAACTCGGTAGTAAATTGTGCTTCACTTGTATTTCTTATTGTTTCTTGTTTCCATTTTTCATCTCTACCAGGTATTTCAGTCCAATGTACTTCTACAGGTATATAATCATTTCTTTTATGTATAGAATCATTCCAAAGTTTATAAAACATATTCATTCCATGTGGTGTAGATACAATCATTACTTTGGATTTTTTACCAGATGAAATTGTTGGATAAACTGAACTAAAAAATTGTTCAGATATATTGGCAGGTATGAAAGCAAACTCATCTAGGAATATAATATTAAATGATCCACCCCTAATTGCACTTGAAGATGTTGCAGCTGCGAGTATTTTTGAACCATTTTCTAATTCAAGTGAACCTTTGTTCCAATTTAAAACACCTTGTTGTAACCAAGTAGGTAAATTTTCATATGCGAGTTGAAGTCTACCTAATAAATCTCTAGCAGTAGAACTCTTATTGGCTAATATTGCAACGTTTATATTATCATTAAAGATAACTTGATGTAATAGATAAGCGATGATTGTTGTTGATTTTCCAGATTGTCTTGGAAGTTTACAAATTGAAAAACGGTTATTATGAAAAGTATGAACCATTTTTTCCTGAAACTTGTACATATTAAAAGGTACTAAACCTTCATCAATACTTACAATTTTAATATATTTTGAAATAAAGTATGCAGGATCTTCCATACATTTAGCAATTTCAATTACTTGTTGTTCAGTATATTCTTGCTTTGTATTGGCTTTAAATAGATTAGGATTTCCTAAATATGCTTCACTATTATATTTCATACATCCTCCTTAATCGTATTTTACTTCATCTTGCCAATCAGTCTTTTTAAAATCTTTATCTTCTTTTGCTAATCCGTTTTTGTTTTTATTCTTAAGCATTTTATGTAATTCTGCTGAAGAACCTACAAAAAGAGCTTGTTTAATATTAGCTGTAGTTTTATTAGGTACATCTTTTAAATCTTTTAATTTCTTTTGTAAGTCTTGTAGTTTATCTACCGTTTGACCTACCGAAGTTATCAATTGGCCTGCAACTTCATATGCTCTAGGGTGTTGTCCTTCTTTTGCAATATCTAATATACCTTGTATTGCGTCCTGTCCACGTTCTATAAGATTGTAATAATTTTCTCTACTGTATTTGTAATCATTATCCACATCTTCTTTGTCCTTATCTTCCAATCTAGGAACTGGTGGAGTAAATTCTTGTTTAACTACTGCTTTTGTAGCAGGCTTCTCTGGTATGATACCTAGAGCCTCATTTATTTTGTCGTCTATTGTCATATTGTTCCAAATTATTCAGCACTATCATATGTTGTTATTGTTGTTGTAAATCCAAAATCATCATCAGCGCCAGCAGAAGTTGGATCTGGAACGACCACAATTCGTTCCTCTTTCTTTTCTGTTGTAGTTGTATCTGTATATACATCCGAAATAGCTTCTTTAATAACTTTGCTAGAGTATATAGGTCCATACAAATAAGTTTTTGCAGTAAATCCTAAAGTATAATTTACAGCACGTCTGTTTGTATAACTACCATCGTAAGTATCTTCGTAAGTAACACTATTTAGTGTAATCGGTACATCTCTTTTAATTCCCATACTTGGGATTACGTTTATTGTAACTGTATAGTCTGGTTGAAAGTAAGGTAATATTTGTTCAACAATTTGTAAACCACCTTCAGCAGTTGCTGTAAAACAGTATAAACTAAAACTAATATTATATGGAACAGGATTATATTGATAATACATTTTATTAGCGTCTGTAGTATTAACTGCTTTAAACTTTCCTACTCTTTGTAACTTACGAGTAGCGTCATATGTAATACCTGATATTTCAAATCCCATTCTAGGCAACGTAATAGCCATTTCTCTTTTTTCTAAACTAGGCTGTTGCTCTAATCTTGTTAAAAACTTTTCTTTAGGTGAATATGCTAAAGGCACTTTAATTTTTTGTACAACATCGCCTTCGCTATTTGTTCTATGAATAACAATATTATTAAATATTGTACCAAATGATACAACAACTTTTCTTAATGACTCGTGGTAAAATCGTCTTCCAAACATTAAATACTCTCCTCATCTACTTCACCAAATGGGTTTCTTTCAGTAAAGTCTAATATATCATCATCTGTACTTGCTGTACCGAAACCTGCGTCTGATTCATATGTATCATTGTCAGCATAATCTCTTGTTTGAGTTGCTAAATTAAATGTATCACTTTCTAATATTAAATAATCCATATTACCTAAAACGGAATCTGTACTTTCTAATAATGTTCCACCACCAGTTTCTAATAATGCTTGATGTTGTAATAAATCTATAGATAAATCTTTTTCTGCGTCACTAATTTCAGGTATAACACCAGAAAGTTTTTCTGAACTGTACTCAAATTTAGTTGCTCTTAATTTATATACTGGTAAATTTCCTAATTGGAAGAATGGCTCTTGGTCTTCAACAAACTGTATTTCAAAAAACGAGTTCATTAAAGGAACATATATTAAATCTCCTTCGTTAGGTCTTCCTTCTTTAATTAATGTAGCTGCATTATCAACTTGATTTTGCCAACGTCTTTTTGAAATCATAAACGTTGTATCATCTCTTATTTCTAAACCAAATTTAGAAACTAACTCCTGCTCACCTGCAAATCCATCAGTTGTCTCCACATACATTTCAAGTAAATAAGAATCATCAAATTTAGAAAGAGTATCCTCTCCTAAAATTAAATCCTGATTGACAATTGTTCTTGGTAAATAGTAGCAGTCGTGGCCGTAAATCTTTAAGCCTTCTATAATTATATCTTCGTGTAATCTTTTCTCTGCTTCATTACCGATTCCATCGCCGCCTTGAAAGTAGTGATTGACTGGCATAGCATTATCCTATCATATAAGTTATAGGCGTTTCGTATGTGCCTCTTATTTCATCTTCTAATTTTTTAACATCCTCTAATGCTTCTGAATATATTTGTTGACCATTTAATGATACGCCACCAATCATAGCCACACCATTAAATTTTGAAAGATTGCTCCCCCACTGCTTTTTAAACAAAGCAGTTGTATATCTTTTCAAATAAATGTCATTATAAACATCTGTAAATGTTGTTGGGTCTAATTTTCTAAAACACTCAATAACAAGAAACTCACCTACAGATATGTCTGTTTTCCAATCCATATCTACAAAAAGTTTATTATTATATTGATTAAATCTTATAGGTTTCTCTCCTACTAGAATATGGTCTAAAAAATCTAAATGCCTTAATACCATATCATAATGTATAATTGATGTTGAAGAAAAATCATAAAGGTCGTTTAATCTTAATTGGTATCTTATATCAAACAAGTTTTGATTACCTCTATTAGAAAGAGGAAAGATTCTAGTTACTGCTAATACAGCTTCTGGTACTACTATAAAATTATTTTGTTCGGTCCATGCAGTAGTTACTGAATTTTTAGTAATTGTTGTAGCAGTATCTCCTGTTGGAGTTTTTATTCTATCTACATCTGCTTGGGTAACTTCGTATTTAAGATAAGTACGCTCTACACCATCGTAATGATATTGAGCAAAGTATTGTAAGGCTTCATCTAATCTATCTTCTAACTGATCGTCATCAGCATTAATTTCAATAACTGGTTTGCCTAATGCTCTTAAAGCGTATTGTTTTAACGTTTCTCTTGTTGCTGGTTCTGCCATATAATAGTTCCTTTTTACTATTTATACTATTTATTAACTGTTAATAAGGCTCAATCCCAGTTTACGCATAAATGCGTTATGTAAAAAATAGTTAATTAAGTGATTAATTAAATCTTACGAACTAGTTCCGTATATTGTTTTCTGTACAGCATCGGATGAATTAATTATCTGTAATGACACAGCAGTAGCAAACATTGATGAAACAATGTTAGAAACCGTGTTGTTAGAACAGTTAATAGTTTTGTTCGTAACTGTTTCAGTATTAGTTGTAGATAAGACATTTACGCCACCCAATGTAGCAGTTGTTGCTTCTAAATTAGCAACAATTGTTCCAACAGCATAACCTGTACCACTTGTGTTTACAGTTGTTGTTGGTGCAGCTTGATTATCTTTAAATAACTTCCATTTAGTATCTGAAGCATCCCTAAACAAACCACCATAAAGGTCTTGTGAACCAGATGTATCGTACAACCCATAGATACCAATATCAACAGCATCGGATGAATTATTTCCTGTTGCAAGGGAAACTAATGGATCTTCTACTGCCAATGTTGAAGTATTAACCGTAGTAGTATCACCAGAAACAGTTAAGTCACCAGAAATTGTTACATCATCTGGAAGACCGATAGTTACTGTTCCTGAACTTTCAGCAACATTAACTTCGTTAGTAGTTCCAGCAAATGTCATTGTTCCACCTAGAGCAACTGCTGTAGTATTGGAACCATCTGAAACTGTTATTCCAGAATTGGTTAATGAACCATTAGCAATATTAGATAATGTGTTTGAAGAACCTGATATAGTTTTGTTTGTTAA